TTTATATTATTTTCTTTTATATACTATTTACTTTTTACTAGCAACAATAGCAACAAAAGAAAAAATATAGATCTTAACACCCCTGAAAAGTGCGTAAAATCAATATTTTTGGGGACTGGACACCTCGCTTTGTGAGGAAAGCGCCAGCAACACACCAGCAACAGATTCAGAGGACACATTGGAACTACACAATGGAACATCGCAGGCCGCTTTTGTGGGAGCCTATTTGTGGGCATGGGCAAAGGCGGCCTGCTTTGTGATACATGAAAGAGAGGACAGAACATGAGTAAGATTATTACCTGTGAACAGGTCAGCAATGGTCATCCCGATAAGATCTGTGACCAGATCGCAGATGCCATCGTGACCGACATTCTCCAGCATGACAGGAACGCCCGTGTGGCAATCGAGTGTCTGCTGAAAAAGAGCCAGCTTTTTATTGCCGGCGAAGTCACTACCGATTATCGGCCAAACTACAACCAGATCGTTCACGATGTGTTCAACCGCATCGGTGCTGAAAAGCTGGGCTGGAACCTGACCGAGCTTCTCCGCATCGGCATTCTGGTGGACAAGCAGTCGCCGGATATTGCAATGGGTGTGGACAAGGGCGGTGCCGGTGATCAGGGCATCATGTACGGCTACGCCACCAACGAGACGGCAGAGCAGATGCCGATTCCGTACATGGTCGCCACCAAGTTCCTGCAGTTGCTGAAGAACCATCCGTCCAAGATGTTTCGAGCAGATGCCAAGGCGCAGGTCAGCTACGATTACGACACCGGCCGAATCACCACCTTCCTCTGCTCCGTGCAGCACAGCCCGGATGTGGAGGTCAGCGACTTCCGGCATATCATCGAATCCATGATGGTGCTGGCCGCCTGCGAGTACGGTCTGGATGGTGACTTCACGAAGCTGGTTAATCCGACCGGTCGTTTCGTGCTGGGCGGCAGCTATGCTGACTGTGGTGTGACTGGCCGGAAGCTGGCGTGCGATACCTACGGTGGCATCGGTCGCATGGGTGGCGGTGCTCTGAGCGGTAAAGACCCCACCAAGGTGGATCGCTCCGCAGCATACATGGCTCGGAAGATCGCCAAAGACATCGTGCAGGCGGGCTACGCTGACAAGTGCGAAGTCCAGCTGGCCTACGCTATCGGTGTGATACAGCCGGTGGGTGTGGCTGTGGAGTGCTTCGGTACGGAGCACCAGTCCCTTGACTTCATCGAAGCCTACGTCCATGACAGCTACGACCTGACCCCGCAGGGTATCATCAAGCGGCTGGGACTGCTGGATGTAGATTACAACAAGGTCAGTGCTTACGGTCACTTCGGTAAGGCTGGGCTTCCGTGGGAGGACTGACCTATGCCGTACAGACCAAAGACACCGTGCCATCACCCCGGCTGTCCGGAGCTGGTCGAACCCGGCCGGCTTTACTGTGAGAAGCACCTGCCTCTCCACCCAGAAGCCACCCGCCCGGCAGCGAAGCGTGGATACAACAGACGGTGGCAGAAAGCCAGAAAGTCGTATCTGGAAGCCCATCCGCTGTGTGTGCAGTGTGCCAAGAAGGGCAAGTACGTCCGGGCAACGGTGGTGGATCACATCATTCCGCACCGTGGTGACCAGAAACTTTTCTGGGACCAGAACAACTGGCAGTCGCTGTGCAAGAGCTGCCACGATAAGAAGACGCTGACCGAAGACATCAACCCGACCTACACCTACTGACACCCCCGCTGGGGCCGGGGTCACTTCTCTACGGTGAAGTCACACGGAGACCGGTGCGCCCTTTTCTGTGAAAAACCGCAAAATTGATAGGCCGGGGGTCAGAGGATTAACGGCGCAAAATGAAACAGGAAAATGTACAGGCATCGGAGCTTCGGTTCCGGTGCCATTCTTTTTCCCCGAAATGAACCAAAGTGTGTGAAACCTCTTGTAAACAGGGAGCTTTCGCACATTTTAGCTTGTTCCGGGAGGAACAGGGGCGAGCGGGAATCGGCCGCCGCAACAACGATCCAACCTGGCGGTGCAGTGCCGATTTCCACTTCGCTGCTTTTCGTATGTATTTTGAAATTTTTCTAAGAAACCGCCGAAGAAACGGCGAAAAATGAGAGTGAGGTGAGGGCGGATGGAAGATTACACGGCTGAGATGATCAGGGACATGGCGTTTTCCTTCTGCCCTCAGTGCGGTACGGCAATCGTACCAAACCATAAAGGCAGACCACGGAAGTTCTGCTCACCGGAATGCCGGTCACGGTGGAACAACACCCATCCAAAGCCGGAGAACTGGAAGACCGTGCGGTCGAAGATCTGCCCGGTGTGCGGCAGGGAGTTTTCCTACCGGCACCAGTATGGTCTGGAACGGAAATATTGCAGCCGTGCCTGTGCAAACAAAGGACGCTGGAAGGAGGGCGATGCAAATGGAAGAACCGCTGAACATAGAACGTGATGTGGTAAAGAACGGTGTCCGGCTGGACTGTGTGTTTGAGGGCTATGAGTACCGCCCGGAGAGAGAAGAAGTCCGAAGCCAGCGGCTTGCCGGGTTTGAATGTGTGGAGATCGCAGAAAACACAGGGCTTTCTTTGGAACAGGTCACAGATTACTGCCGGGAACTGGGTCTGCCGGAAACGGGGAGCTGCCAGTTACAGCCACCGGATGGGTCGGGGGAACGGCGCTGTCCGGTTTGCGGACGCATTCTCGTACAGAGAGGAAACAGTGGTCGGAGACGGTTCTGTTCTCCGGCTTGCCGGGAGGAATATTACAGGCAGCATAAGCCTTTTCGGATCGCGGTCTGTAAAAACTGTGGAAGGGAGTTCCATGCCGTAGATGAAGGAAAACGGCAGCGGAAGTTTTGCAGCCTGAATTGTTATTGGGATTATCGATACGGGATGAAGGGAGTGGATGAGGGTGAGTAAGATTATCGGTGTGTTTCCGATGTTCAACACCGGGGGTATCTGTGTACATGCGATTGACGATGCGGAAGATAAGGTCCTGGCATCCGTGAACGGGGAAAACCCGGAATGGTGCGAGATGGCTGAACAGCCGCAGGAAGATGGAGATGAGATGGAGTCGGGCTTTTTGTTCGGCTCCTTTTTCGTGCCGTTCTCCGGGGTCATGCGCATGTGAATCTGAATTAGGAGGGCTTACATGAAAGCGACTGCTGAACTGAAGATGCTGCCGGTGTCCGTACTCAAGCCGGCCGCATACAATCCCCGGAAAAAGCTGAAGCCGGGGGATAAAGAGTACGAGAAGATCAAGAACTCCATCACGGAGTTCGGGTTCGCAGATCCTTTGGTGGTCAATGCCGATAGGACAATCATCGGTGGCCACCAGAGATTGACCGTAGCGATGGAGCTGGGCTATACCGAAGTGCCTTGTGCGGTGGTGGACATCGACAAGACCAGGGAAAAAGCCCTGAACATTGCGCTCAACAAGATCACGGGTGCATGGGATGATTCCCTGCTGGCCGACCTTCTGAAAGACATCGAAGATTCCAACTTCGATCTTGGCAAGACCGGCTTTGAGCCGCCGGAGATTGAGACGCTGTTCAACAAAGTCCACAGCAAAGAGGTCAAGGAAGATGACTTCGATGTGGAATCCGAGCTGAAGCAGCCATGCTTCTCCAAAGAGGGTGACCTTTGGCATCTGGGAAAGCACATCGTTCTGTGCGGTGATTCCACCAAAGCAGAATGCTACGACACCCTGATGGACGGAACCAAGGCAAATATGGTCCTTTCCGATCCCCCTTATAACGTGGATGTGGAAGAGACGGCCGGTAAGATCATGAATGACAACATGAGTGATTCGGAATTTTACCAGTTCCTTCTGGCAGCGTTCCAGCAGATGCACGGTCATCTGGCAGATGATGGTTCCATCTATATCTTCCATGCCGATACCGAGGGTTTGAATTTCCGTAAGGCATTCAAGGATGCCGGGTTCTACCTGTCCGGGTGCTGTATCTGGAAGAAGAATGCGCTGGTGCTGGGACGCAGTCCTTACCAGTGGCAGCACGAGCCGTGTCTTTACGGCTGGAAGCAGAAGGGAAAACACCAGTGGTATTCCGACCGGAAGCAGACGACCATCTGGGAGTATGACCGGCCGAAGTCCAACAAGGACCATCCGACCATGAAGCCCATCGGCCTGATGAGCTATCCGATCCGCAACTCCACCATGACCAACGGTATCGTTCTCGATCCGTTCCTGGGCAGCGGCTCGACCCTGATCGCCTGTGAGGAGACCGACCGTGTGTGCCGGGGCATCGAGCTGGACCCGAAGTTCGTGGATGTGATCGTGAAGCGGTACATCGAACACAGCGATGGTCACTACGATGATGTGTTTGTTGTCCGTGACGGTCAGAAGCTGAAGTTCGAGGAAGTGGCGACCTTCGAGCCGGAAAGCGAGGATGCTGATGCCTGATGTAAAATGCGTCCTCATCCATGACAACTTCCAGAATTTCAAGTCTTATAACATCCCCAAGGCGCAGCTGGTGATCGCAGACATTCCGTACAACATCGGTACAGATTTCTATGCCAGCCGGCCGGACTGGTATGTGGATGGCGACAACAAAAACGGGGAGAGTAGCAAGGCGCGGAAGGCGGCATTCAATACCGATTTCACCTTCAACATTGCAGAGTATTTCCACTTCTGCAACCGCCTGCTGAAGAAAGAACCCGGCACAGGAGAGAAGGATGCGCCGTGCATGATCGTGTTCTGTGCGTTTCAACAGATCCCGAAGGTGATCACCGAAGCAGAGAAATACGGTTTCAAGAATTATATCCCGCTGGTGTTTTGCAAGAACTACAGTCCGCAGGTTTTAAAGGCCAACATGAAGATCGTGGGTGCAACGGAGTATGCTCTGGTTCTGTACCGGGGAAAGCTCCCGAAGTTCCGTAATCTCGGTGAGGACGGAAAGCCCCATATGATCTTCAACTGGTTTGACTGGAAGCGGGATGGCAGGGAATATCCGAAAATCCATCCTTCCCAGAAACCGATCTCCGTGCTGAAACGACTGATCGAGACCTTTACAGATGAGGGCGATGTGGTCATTGACCCCTGCGCCGGCAGCGGCTCCACGCTGAGAGCAGCAAGAGAACTGGGGCGCAACAGCTACGGATTTGAAGTATCCAGAGACTTTTACCAGAAAGCAAATGAGCAGATGCTCGGAGAGGAGGTCGCCGGATGAGCACAGAACAGAATAAGACTTTGACCCTCGGCAGCCTCTTTGATGGCTCCGGGGGTTTTCCATTGGGCGGTCTGTTGACCGGGCAGATCACTCCGGTGTGGAGCAGCGAGATCGAGCCGTTTGCCATCCGGGTCACGACCAAACGTCTGCCGCAGGTGAAGCACTACGGAGATGTGTCTGCCATCAGCGGAGCAGACCTGCCTCCAGTGGACATCATCACTTTTGGGAGTCCCTGTCAGGATATGTCCATCGCCGGTAAGCGGGACGGTCTGGATGGTTCACGGTCCAGTCTGTTTTACGAAGCAATCCGAATCGTGAAGGAAATGAGGTGTAAGACCAATGGAGAAAAACCAAGATTTATCGTGTGGGAGAATGTGCCAGGGGCCTTCTCCTCAAACAAAGGGCAGGACTTCAAAGCAGTCCTCGAAGCCGTCATCGGTGTTAAAGAACCGGCCGCCTCGGTGCCTGCGCCTGAGAAGAAAGGATGGCCCGATGCCGACTACTATGTGGGAGACGGATGGAGCGTCGCGTATCGAGTTCTTGATGCACAGTGGTGGGGCGTTCCCCAAAGAAGAAAACGTATCTACCTTGTCGCAGATTTTGCAGACCAGAGTGCCCCAAAGGTACTATTTGAGTCCGAAGGCGTGTCTCGGTATTCTGCGGAGGGCTTCCGTGCGTGGCAAAGAGCTGCCGCCGGTGCTGAAAGCGGCACTGGAGAGGCAGGCTGTAACGGAGCAGGAGGACGGATCTGTCTGAACGACCAGGGCGGCAGGCAGATGGATGTTTCCAAAGATGTGACCGGAACCCTACGGGCAGAGGAGCATGGGCATCAGCCGTGTGTTCTGGAAGCCGCCGGTTTTTGTACCGAGCATTCCGCAGATGCCAGAAGCATCGGATACGAGGAAGAGCGGTCACCGACCCTCCGAGCTGGTGTTGTGCCTGCCGCCATCGCACTGGAGAATCATCCTGCTGACAGCCGGGTGAAGATTTCCGAGGACGGTAAGGTGCAGACACTGACAAGCCGGTGTGGTACGGGTGGCGGCAATGTCCCGATGGTCATGGATGCTGTTGAAAATTCAGTGGAAAGCTCGGTGAAAGATGTTGAAAACTCCCCGGCAGTCACACTGAAAATTCGCTCCGGTTGCGAGGGCGGCGGGAAGGGAGCCATCTGGCAGGAAGAAAAGTCGGCCACCCTCGGCTGCAACAACGACCAGACACTGTTCGTTCCGAAATGCTATGGCGTCTGTTCCAAAGCCAGCCATTCCATGATGTCCGATAATCCGCACAGCGGTTTTTATGAGGCCGAAACTTCCCGGACACTGGACCGCAGCGGCGGTGACCCGACCTGCAATCAGGGCGGTATCTGTGTGGTAGAGCCGGTCGCCTTTACCCAGAACCAGAGGGATGAAGTCCGGGATCTTGGAGAAAAGTCAGCGGCACTGGCAGCAGATCCGGGGATGAAGCAGCAGACCTTTGTGGCACAGCCGGAAGATGTGACAGTCTTCCATGTGAACCAGCGCAATGAGCTGATCGATCTGCATGGTAAGTCCGGCGCTTTGATGGCGACCCGGAGTGACCAGATGCAGACCTTCGTCCTGCAGGGCAACATGATCGGCCGCAAGGATGAGAACGGTCCGCAGGGGGATGGTGTCAATGAGGATGTCTGCTTTACACTGGATGCCACTGACCGCCATGCAGTCTGCGCACCGGAGGATGTGTATGCCATGACCACCGGCTCCTATATGCAGGTGGCAAAAGAAGTCGCACCGACCCTGATGGCACGGGATTACAAAGACCCGACCACCATCGCACCGGTACCGCATTTGAACGAGGGTGTCATGGGAACGGTGGCAACCGGGGCACATCCCAGCGGCTTCAACGGGCAGGATGCTTTCAATGACCGTCTGGTCATCGACAATCCGGAAGCACAGCCCGCACCTGTGACCTATACAGTTCGCCGTTTGACACCGACCGAGTGTGCCAGACTGCAGGGCTTCCCAGACTGGTGGTGCAGAGACCTCGGAACGGAAGACCCGACCGAAGAAGAGCTGGCATTCTGGGCAGATGTGTTTGAAACGCACCGTAAGATCGTGACCCATGCCAAGAAGCCGAAAACGGAGAAGCAGATCCGGAAATGGCTGGCTGACCCGTATACGGATTCGGCCGAGTACCGTATCTGGGGCAACGGCATTTGCTTAGCCAACGCATTCTTTGTTCTGGCCGGCATCGCATGGTGTGCAGGTCTGGAAGAATAAACTGGCCCGCTATATTACTAGGTAGAAAGCGACCTGGTGATATGGTGGGCTTACATATTGGTCCTATTTACACAACAGATTTTGCGGTCCCTTGTGTAAATGGTCGAACATGAAGAATATCGGGAAATGGCCTTGCTATTCATCCGGTTTAGAGTGATATATGTGCTACCGAAAAGAACATCGGGATGCACAAAAACAAATGAACGAGAAGGAGCGATGAATCATGTTGAAATTTAAACTGAACGTAGCCGAGCGCAAGACCCTCGCAAAACGCATGGAGGAGCTGACCGGCATCCACCCTTACTATACCAAAGCACCTCTGTATTCTTACGACATCGGGAGCTACACCATCGACCGGAATGGCAACCTTCTGGTCGAGCCGGAGAATGCAGATGCCGAGCTGCTGACGACCCTGCTGAATGAGGGACTGATCCGCGGTGGCGAGAGCATTGAGAGCACGGATGACCAGATGGAAAACACGGAGCCGACCGACCATTTGGAAGAGGATCCTGTGACCGAGGATACCGAAGCAGAGACGGAGGTTTTGGACGAGCAGGAATCTGAAGATGAAAGTACCACAGAAGGGAACGAACCTGCGGAAGCCGAATCCGAGGAAGCATCGGAGCCGGATAATGCGGCAGAGGATGAGCCGGATGCAGAGGAGCCGGAAAGCGAGGAGCAATCAGAAGCAGAAGACCAGCCGGAAGAAGTGCCACTGGACTTGGAGCTTGCATTCCCGGTCAGCCAGCACAATGGTGTCACTCTCCGCAACCTGGTCAACCTTCTTTACAGCCGCGGCAAGCTCATCGGCAAGGCGACTGGCGGACACTTTCATGTGGAAGAGGGGCTGGTCGAGAAGCTGAAGGACGATAGCTGCACCTTTGCCATCATGAACTTCATAAACGCGGTCAGCGACTATGAGGCTGAGCATGGTGCTGCACTGGAAGGCCTGAAGATCACCACCGAGAAGGTCATCTTCACCGGCTTCCCGACTGCATCGGACCACGAACACCTGACGGCTTTTGCACAGCTGGCGGTGCTGATGAACCAGCAGGCGATCAGCCAGAAGCGCATCCAGGCAAAGGATGTCAACGATGAGAATGAGAAATACGCACTCCGCACATGGCTCCTGCGGCTGGGGATGAACGGTCCGGATTTCAAAGAGACACGCAAGATCCTCATGGAGAACCTTTCCGGCCATGCGGCTTTCCGCACGGATGAGGAAGCACAGAAGTTCCTTGCAAGGGAAAAGGCAAAACGGGATGCCCTGAAAGCCGCGAAACTGGCGGCACAGAACGGCGATCCTGCCACAGGGGAAACGGTCGCACCGGATACGACCCGGCCGACACAGCCCGACTGTGGGGCAGACACGGCGCAGATGCTGGAGGCGGGAGCGTAAGCTCCCAATCCCCCAATGGGGGCCGGAAAATATGCGAGACCCTCTTCCATTGTACCGATATTAGCTCTGAAAATGTACATTATCAAGCGGATAAACTGCAGAAATGTACACGATCATTCTGCCTTATATTTGTCGAATATATGTTCTTTTATATCCTTGCTATTATCCGCACCTGACGGTAATATGCACATACCGAAAGGGAAAACAAGGAAAAAACAAAGGAGAACATACCATGAACGATAAAACAAGAGAGCAGATTGAAGCCATGAAGAACCAGACCATCGGAGTTGAGATCGAGATGAACAACATCACCAGAGAAAAAGCGGCAAGAAAGGTCGCCGAGTACTTCGGAACCAGAGCATGGAACGCCGCCGGCGAGTACGGATATTACAGCTGGGCTTGCAAGGATGGACAGGGCAGGGTTTGGAAATTCCAGAGGGATGTGAGCATCTACGGACCGGACGCAGAAAAATGCGAACTGGTCACCCCGATCCTCACCTACGACGACATCGAAACCTTGCAGGAAATCATCCGGCTGCTCCGAAAGGCAGGCGCAAAGAGCGGCCCAAGCCGCGGATGCGGAGTCCACATTCACATTGGCAAAGGCGACCACACCGCAAAGACCATCCGCAACCTTGTGAACATCATGGCGGCGCACGAACAGCAGATCGGCAGAGCCATCCGGATCGATGCAGGGCGCACCGGACAATATTGCCAGGTGGTCAACCATCGCTTCCTCGACCGGCTGAACCGCGAGAAGCCGACCACCATGCACAGGCTGGAAGACATCTGGTACGAAGGCAACGGTTCCAGCTGGGAAAACCGGAATGCCCACTACAATTCAAGCCGGTACCATATGCTGAACCTCCATGCCACCTTTACAAAAGGGACCATTGAATTCCGCCTTTTCCAATTCGCAGACCCAGCGGACGGAAAGTGCAACGGACTGCACGCCGGTGAGATGAAAGCCTATATCCAGCTTTGCCTCGCAATGAGCCAGCTTGCCAAGATGGTCAGGACGGCAAGCCCAAAGCCCCAGCAGACCGACAATGAAAAGTATGCGATGCGGTGCTGGATGCTGAGGCTGGGATTCATCGGGGATGAATTTGCAACGGCAAGGGAGATCCTTCTGCGGAACATGGAGGGCAACGCATCCTGGCGGAACAAATAAGCCGGGATGCACGGGCACCTTTTGGGCGGGCAACCGCCCTTGAGGTGGTAGAAGGAGGTGCAGGTTTATGAAAAGCACGTTAAAAAATGAAAACACACCGGGTGGCAGAACCTTTAAGGTGACCATCACCGAGACCTACCAGAGAACGGTGACCATTTATGAATCCGAGATGAAAGAGCCGACCGTGGAGGAAGCACAGCGTGTGGCAGAGGACTGGTGGCAGGACAGCCAGATCGAGCTTGGGACAGAGGATTTCCAGGGCGTGGAATTCACTGGCAGGGAGGACGGTGAGGCAGATGTTTGAGTTGATCAGCCGAGTCCCATCCAGATATTATCTTGCCTACGGAAGCAACCTCGACATGGAGCGGATGGGAAAGAGATGCCCCTACGCTGTGGTGGTCGGCACGACCGAGATCAAGGGCTACCGGCTTCTGTTCAAAAAGAGCAAGACCGGCTGCTATGCCACCATCGAGCAGGATGCCAATGAAAGCGTACCTGCGGTGGTCTGGAAACTCTCGGAATACGATGAACTCCTGCTGGACCGGTACGAGGGCTGCCCACGATACTACTACAAGAAGCAGTTCCAGCTTCCGGTCTGGAACCTGAACGGGAACCGCATGAAAAAGGCAAAGCCCTGCATCGCTTATGTGATGCACGAGGACCGGCGGCTTGGCTGCCCGGATGCCGAGTATTTTGAACTGCTGCAGGGCGGATACAGCGACTGGGAGTTTCCGCTGGACACACTGAAGCGTGGACTGGCAGCCAGTATCGGAAGGGCGGAAGCCATCCGGTATCTGAAGAAGCGGCAGATGATGTAAGAGTACACGATCAAAAGCAAAAAACATTGTGCAGTATATGATGCTCATCGGCCTTGATAAATCAGGGCAGAAGAGTGATATATACCATACCGCCAGACAAGAGCGGAGAAAACCGAAGGGAGAGATTCAAATGAAGAACAAGAAATATTACATCGCCTACGGCAGCAACCTGTCGGTGGAGCAGATGGCAGACCGATGCCCGGATGCAAAAATTGCAGGGCAGGCGGTGCTGGCCGGCTGGGAGCTTTTGTTCCGTGGCTGCGCCACCATCGCACCGAACCCGAAGAAGAACACGCCGGTTCTGGTGTGGGAGATCTCGGAAAGGGACGAAGGAAACCTCGACCTCTATGAGGGCTACCCGAACTACTACCGCAAGGAAGATCTGAACATCGAACTGCTCCGGGAAAGGGCAGAGCCGGAGATGGTGACCGCAATGGTCTACATCATGGAGAACGACTTCGGACGCCGCGCACCGAGCCGGTATTACTACAAAGTTCTGCATGACGGCTACAAGGCATTCCACTTCCCGATGCACATCCTCGAAGGTGCGCTGAAGGAATGCATGGATAAGGATGCCGCCCAGCGGATGATCGAGGAGGTGCAGGCATGAATTTCGCAGATAAGAAAACGGTCGAGAAGCTGAGAAAAGAGTTCCCGGTCGGATGTCGGATCGTCCTCGATGAGATGGATGACAGGCAGGCACCGACCATCGGAACGCAGGGAACCTGCAACGGGGTCGATGATGCCGGAAACATTTTAGTGAGCTGGGATACCGGAAGCCATCTAAACGTTGCCTACGGCGCGGACAGTTGCCACCGTGTGGCAACGGATGCCGAGGTCAAGGTGTCGCTCGACCGCCTTGGTAAAACGCGACAGACCGGCCCGCGTTGCCCCAGGTGCGGAGCAAAGCCCGACTGCTACGACCATCAGCAGCAGGCACTCAGCCGAAGGGCGGACATCCAGATCTGCAACCGCTGCGGAACGGAGGAAGCATTAGAGGACATTGCATGGGGCGGACAGCAGAAGATGCATCTTGCAGACTGGGCAATCGTGAAAGGGGGCTGGGTCGAATGAAAGTTCTTCTGATCAAACCGATGGAGCATCCGCAGGTGGTGGACATTGAAAACTCTCTGAAAGAGTTCTACCGCATCCTCGATTGCGACTGCATCACAGCCACCTACCCGTGGGAAGAATGCGCCGCCCTGGTCACCGATGACAACGGGCTGTTCACCGAGAAGTCATTCAGCAGATACATTCCAGAGCTGGAGCAGCCCATCAAGGGAAACTTCTTCATTTGCGGATTGGGCGAGGAAGATTTCGCAGAACTGCCCCAGGACCTCATCCGGAAATTCAGGGAACGCTTCTGGGTGCCGGAGGCATTCGTCAGCATGTTCGGACAGATGGCGGTCATCCAGATGGATGACGGAACGAAGCCGGAATAAGATAGCACAATCAGAAAAATACCCTCTCGGCCAGAAAAGACCGGGAGGGCTTGGTTTAACAGGAGGAGCCTATGGGACACAGAAAGATGCCTGCTTATGGCGAGAGGGAACACGGCGGCAGATACATTCTGGATGATTATGTGTTTTCCAGAAATCACAATAAGGCAGAGCGAATCCGCAGATGGAAGCGTGATCTGAAGAAAAGAGCCAGAGCGCATAACCGCAGGGTGATGTATCAGGCAATACGGGGCGAAGCCGATTAGACGGAAAATGGGGGCCTCAAAAGAATGAGAACCCCCTTCCAGTTTACTGTATATTACCTCTATAAAGCAACGATAGCAAGATGAACCGCCGCCATAATGTACACAAACATCTGGCAGCGGTTTTGTGTATCATACCAAACCAAAACGGGGGATACGAGGCAGAGCCCCAGTCTCTGCTGGGGAGCCTCTTGGGATTCCTTAGAAGAAATCCCTCATGCTCATGCCGACCTCGTTCAGTCGTTCCTCCATGCTGTGGTAGTGCCAATCCTCTTCCTCTTCTTCGTCATCTTCCTCAAGCTCCTCTGGGAAAGGGTCGTGCCGCCATCCGGCTTTCTGGTATTCTTCTTCCCGAATGTCGTTGCGGTCGTAAATGTCCAGCTCGTATTCTTCTTCAAGCTCTGCGATGCGGTTTTCGATTGCGGTTTCAACTTCTGTAATGGTCTTTTTCATGTTTTTTGTCCTCCGTTTTTGGTTTGGTTTTCTTTGCTTTCGTTGTGTGTATAATGCCGCAGAAACACATATATAGCAAGTCAATCAGGGGTCATATATGTACCAAACATGAGGGACGAAGATCGTTGATAATATGAGGTTTTATGGCCTTGCTATCACAGGGCAGTGACGGTAATATACAGCTACAAAAAGCAAAGGAGGACAGCAGAATGGCTGATTGGAGAACATGGAAAAAAGGAAGAAAGACAACATGGCACTGGGACGAATTCGATGGTAGCGGAAGCCGGGAAGGGATCATCACCGAGGTTCATGAAGACCATGCGATTATGGAAGCAGACGGCATGCACCTCTGGATCGACGATGACACGGCAGAGATGTTCAGCTAAGAAAAACGGGGAGGGAAACTTCCCCGGATAAACACATAAATCCACCAGTTCAGGGCGCAGATGATCGTGTACTTTAGCCGCTTGATAGTGTCCGGCAGTGACGGTAATATACAGCTACCAAAACGAAAGGGGCAAAGAACATGGAACGCTACACTTACGAGATTATCTTTACACGGCTGGATGGACAGCCGGATGAAATCCAGCAGCACACCAGCGAGGAGCTGGCAAGAGAATGCTTCCGGCTTTTCGATGAGCCGGATAGCGCAGAGATGTACAGCAAAATCGAACTTAGCTGCCATGACTGGGAGACAGGCATGGATGAGATTCTGGAAACGATGACATTCTGAGGAGAAAAAAACATGACCTACACAAAAATCAGCCTTTACCTTGCAAACGGAATTCCAGAGGCACTCAGCAACCTCTGGTACGGAAGCGACAGCGCGGTGGTCGAGATCAGGGATGCCGTTGAGGATGCGAAGAACGGCAAGGACCTTCTGAACCGCATCCAGAAGATGAAGCTCCTGCGGAAATTCACCCTCGACAGGGAGAATGACAAGCGCATCCGCTTCAAGGGAACGGACTGCTGGGGCAACGTAAGCTACCTTGAAATCATCCGCTAAAGGCAAGACCGACAGGCGCAAGGGGCTGGAAATGACCAGCCTTTTGCTCGTGTCTGTCTTCCGAAAGCTGGCATGAAAAGCACATAAATATGACAATTACAGGATTGAATGATCGTGTAGTTTAGCCGCTTGATAGTGCTCCGAGGTGACGGTAATATACAGTCACCGAAAGGGGAAAACAACAAAAACGGAGGATACGACAATGACGAAGAACGAAGAACGCATCAATAAACTTTTCAAGGAACTGGTACCGGAGACGGGCAAGGCAGACAGCCTCGCAGGGGAGCTGGTAAGGGCAATGAGCCGCATCGGATACCGCTTTTACAACGATGGCGACCAGCTGGGCATCGGCTACGGCAAGGAAACCTGCAACCCTGCAGGGCGGTTCCTTGGAGTCAAGGGCAACGACAAAATCGCAAAGCTGACTGCAGATGCCTGGGCAGTCTACAGCGAGGAAGCCTACGAAAAGGTTCTGGACATCCTTTGCGGAGCAGTTGCCGACTATGTCGAGCATAACCCAGACCTTAGAAACCAGCCGACCGAAGATATGTGGGACTTCAAGGATGAGGAAGAAGACCAGGATGACAGCTGGGATGAAGAGGAAGATGACTGGGACGAAGAGGAAGATTACGAGGACGATGAAGACTACTAAGCCAGAGAAACACATGGGGCTTGCCGGAAACGGCGGCCCTTTTCTTCTGCCGTAATACGCACAGTTCCGGGGGAACATATTTGTGTAGTATAGCCGCTTGATAGTGTGTGACATAGACGGTAATATGCACATACCGAAACGGAAAACCAAGAAAAACGGAGGAAACCACCATGAAGAAGAACATCACCAAGGAAGAGGAAAAAGCCCTGCTGGAGATCGCCAAGCGCCTGATGGCAGCGATAGACAGCCGGGGCGACCTCGAAGCCCGCGATAATGACAGCGAGGACTTCATTGAGGTTCCGGTCTGGGGCATCCAGAAAGCAATGGAAGAAGCCTACCTGCTGGGACGGATGACCAGATAAACCGACAGCCCCCGACACAGCCCCACACAGGGGCTTGTGCCACGGGTGGCAAAACGATCCGAATGAACCGACAACGTCCAACACAGGGGCAGATGTGGCGGCGTGGATGCGCCAGAAAGGAGAAGCACATGGAAGAGCGGATGATGGATGTCATCGTGGAAATCTACAACCACATGGAGGACAGCGATAAGGATGCCTTTACGCTGGAGGATGCCGAGGATATGGTGGAAGACCAGATCAGGATGGATAAGGAAGCCGGACGGGAACCGCTGGCATATGACCCGCAGTTCTTCTACGATACCATTGTGGAACTCATGGAGCAGGATGCAGAGTGATGTACATTCTGCTTGGTATTCAGGGCAGAAGATCGTGTACTTTAGCCGCTTGCTATCTGCTGCACCTGACGGTAATATGCACATACCGAAAGGGGAAAGCCCCAAGGGAAAAACGAAAACACGGAGGAATTCACCATGAAAAAGCATTTGATCGACTTTCCAGAAAACAACATCAGCATTGAGAGTTTCTACGACCGACTCAGACCTTGCTACGACAGCATCATGCAGTTCGGTGACCGGGTTTTGGTTGCCCAGATGAACTGGAACGGCATGCTGGAGGGAGCGGTATACGGATTTGTGGAAGACCCAGAGGAAGGCTGGTCACCGATTGAGTGCCGACTGGAGCTTCTGAAGATTTCCGATGAGACCTACACGGATGCCGGTCACGCGATCGAGTGGTGCATCAAGAACGCACACTGAAAAAGGGCAGAGCTCCTTCGGGGGCTTTTGCTCGTAGTGGCGGATTTCTCCAGTGTGGAAATACACATAAATCCGACAAAAAGAGGTGTGTATGATCGTGCGGCATAGCCGCTTGCTATGTCCGGGCAGTGACGGTAATATACAGTCACAACGAAGGGAAAAGCCCTACGGAAAACAAAACACACGGAGGATACAGACCATGACGAACAAAGCAAAAACCTACCTCAAGAACATTCAGGAAGCCGACACCGAGAAGAAGCTGATCGGCATCGAGATCGCCTTCAAGCAGGACATGACCCTCAGCTGCAGCGACCTCGGAAGCCTTTGCAAGGCGGCAGAAGACAAGCGGTACAGCCTGCGGAACAACGAGGAAACGCTGAAGCTGAAGCAGATCCTTTTCTTCCGGACGAAAGCGGAGATGGATGCCTACCACGACATGAGCCGCAAGCCGGAAGACTGGACAGAAGCGGAGATCGAGCAGCAGAGAAGCCGCTTCTGCAGCGTCTGGCAGGTCATCGAGGAAGCGGAGCTGGTCGATGAGTACGAGGCTTGGAAGGAAGCCAACCCCAACGCATAACAGCACCCAAAAGGTACACGCCCCGAAAAGGGGCTGTGCCTCGTATCCGATGTGTTTTATATAAAGTTGTCGAAATGGGAAACTACTTACTATTCATACGAAAAAGTTTCTCGTTTGGGAAAATGATATTTTAAGGACTTCTTCGGAGGTCCTTTTTCTTTACCCATTTTTACAGAAGGGAGGGGAAGCCAATGGCTACCAGAGGCAGAAAACCAAAGCCGACCGCCATGAAGGAGCTGGAAGGCAATCCGGGCAAGCATCCGCTGAACACCAGCGAACCGAAGCCCAACAAGAAAGCACCGGCCTGTCCGAAGTGGCTGGAGCCGGAAGCAAAGAAAGAGTGGCGCAGACTTGCAAAACAGATGGAAGCCATCGGCATCCTGACCGAAGTGGATATGGCGGCCTTTGCCGGTTACTGTCAGGCATATGCCCGATGGAAGGAGGCAGAGGAGTTCATCACCCAGCACGGCACCATTGTCAAGACCCCGTCCGGCTACTGGCAGCAGGTGCCGCAGGTGTCCATCGCACAGACCTATCTGAAGATCATGAACAAGTTCGCAGAGCAGTTCGGCCTGACCCCGTCCTCCCGAAGCCGCATCATTGCTTCAGACGGCGGTCCTGCGGATGCTACCGATGAGATGGAAAATCTGCTGGGAGGAGGTGGAAGCTGATGGCAGAGTGCAGACCGAAAAACTATCCAAAACTGAAGGACTATAAACCAAGTCGGTTCATGCTTCCCAGCTGCCATTACGATGCCGCAAAAGCAGATCGGGCAGTAACCTTTATTGAGAACCTCCGACACACCAAAGGTAAGTGGGCAGGAAAGCGGTTCTGGCTGCTTCCGTGGCAGGAGCAGATCATCCGGGATGTGTTCGGCATCGTGGACGAAAAAGGGAACCGTCAGTTTCGCACGGCTTATGTCGAAATCGGCAAGAAAAACGGAAAATCCGAGCTTGCCGCTGCGGTGGCCTTGTATCTGCTTTTTGCCGATAATGAGCCATCTGCCGAAGTCTATGGTGCTGCAGCTGACCGCCAGCAGGCATCCATCGTTTTTGATGTTGCCCACCAGATGGTGCAGATGACCCCGGCACTTTTGAAACGGTGCAAGATCATGGCGGCTACGAAGCGCATTGTGAACTACGGGAACGCAGGATTTTATCAAGTCTTGTCTGCTGAAGTTGGAACGAAACACGGCTTGAACGTGTCGGGTCTTGTTCTGGATGAGGTTCATGCCCAGCCAAACCGGAAACTCTACGATGTCCTTACCAAAGGTTCCGGTGACGCCCGTGAACAGCCGCTGTTCTTCCTGATCACCACGGCCGGCACGGACAAGGAGAGCATCTGCTACGAGCTCCACATGAAAGCCCTTGACCTGCTGGCTGGACGTAAGATCGACCACACCTTTTATCCTGTGGTCTATGGACTGACAGATGAGGATGACTGGCATGATGAAGCCAACTGGTATAAAGCAAATCCCTCATTGGGGCAGACCATTCAGATCCAGCGTGTCCGGGATGCATATCAGGAAGCACTGGATAACCCGGCAGAGGAGAATGTGTTCAAGCAGCTTCGTCTGAACATGTGGGTGTCCTCGCTGACTCGGTTTATCCCGGAACACATCTATGACCTCGGCAATCAGCCAATCGATATGGAAGCACTTAAAGGCCGTGACTGTTATGGAGGACTGGACTTGTCCAGCACTGGAGACATCACGGCTTTTGTGCTGATGTTCCCGCCCAGAGTTCCAGAGGAGAAGTACATCATGCTTCCGTTTTTCTGGATACCGGAGGACACGATCCCCCAGCGGGTGCGCAGGGCATCCGTTCCGTATGATGTCTGGTATCAGCAGGGCTACCTGATGGCGACCGAGGGAAATGTCATCCACTACGGCTTTATCGAAAAGGTTATCGAGGAGCTGGGCAAGACCTATCACATTCTGGAGATTGCCTTTGACCGATGGGGAGCCGTGCAGATGACCCAGAACCTTGAGGGGATGGGATTCACAGTCGTTCCTTTCGGTCAGGGATTCAAAGATATGAGCCCGCCTACCAAGGAGTTCTACAAGCTCCTGATGGAAGGCAGGATCATCCACGGCGGCAATCCGGTCATGGCATGGATGGCGGGGAATGTGGTCGTGGATACCGACCCGGCTGGCAACATCAAGCCGACCAAGGCGAAGTCGCCGGAGAAGATCGATGGTATCGTCGCTGCGATCATGGCGCTGGACCGCTGCATCCGAAATGAAGGTCAGCAGCAGGGAAGCGTCTACGACGAACGTGACATGATCGTTTTTTGATATGAAGATTTGGAGGAAAACACAATGAAGTATCTGATGAGTGCAGAATGGTGGAAGGCAGCCGGCATCCGTGCTGCAAAGACGATGTTCCAGACTGGTGCGGCTCTGGTCGTGACACAGATGCCCGGCGGCAGTGTGGACTGGATGGCGGTCGGCAGTGCAGTGATCGTGGCAGGTGTTGCGTCCCTTGGCACCAGCCTTGCCGGTCTGCCGGAACTGGAGAAGGGGGATAAGGCTTAATGGGATTCTGGGAATGGATGGGGTTTGAGAACCCAAGGGATTCTCCCAAAACAGAACAGCCAAAAGAAGGTCTGCCGCAGGTCACGGATAATGTCCGCGATTCCGGGCAGACCTTTGTGTTTGGGCGTTCCAATGCCGGGGAGCAGGTGGATGAAAAAGCCGCCATGCAGATCCCGACTGTATATGCCTGTGTCCGTCTGCTGGCAGAGTCCATTGCGGCACTGCCGCTGCATCTCTACCGGGTGACAGACAACAACGGCAACAAGGAAAAGGCACGGGATCATCCGCTGTACAAGATCCTGTATCGCCAGCCCAACCCGGAGATGACATCCTTTGTCTTCTGGGAAACACTGATGACCCACCTGCTCCTCTGGGGCAACGCCTATGCACAGATCGTCCGGGATGGCAAGAACACGGTGCTTGGTCTGTATCCGCTTTTACCGGAAAATGTCGAAGTGGACCGGGATGAGAGCGGCGAGCTCTATTATATCTACCACGCATACACGGATGAAGTTCCGGGAGAGCAGAACAAGGACATCTACTTCCGCCGGGACGAGATTTTTCATGTGCCGGGACTGGGCTTCAATGGGCTGATCGGTTTTTCACCAATCGCCATGATGAAGAACAGTCTCGGTACTTCCATTGCGGTAGATAAATACGGTTCCTCTTTCTTCAAGAACGGCGCACAGCCCAGTGGTGTGCTGGAACATCCTGGCGTTGTGAAAGACCCGAACCGTATCCGGGATAGCTGGGAAGCGGCTTATGGCGGTGCAGCCAATGCCCATCGCGTGGCTGTGCTGGAAGAGGGCATGGCCTACAAACCGATCTCCCTGCCGCCGGAGGACAGCCAGTTTTTGGAGACGAAGCAGTTTTCCGTGACGGAGATCTGCCGCATCTTCCGTGTGCCTCCGCATCTGGTGGCTGACCTGTCCAGGGCGACCTTCTCCAACATTGAATACCAGTCGCTGAACTTCGTGATGCACTCCCTGACCCCGTGGCTTGTCCGCATCGAGCAGGGCATCATCAAGGATCTGCTGCTGGAGGAAGAACAGGATACCTA